CGCCATATCAGAGCCAGAGGTCCAAGCCGCCGTCGGCTGGTCCAACACCGGAGCGACACAAATCGGCGACTTCTACGCATACGCGGACGGAACCCGGAGACAGAGGGCTATGTCGCTCCCGGTTATTACGCGCTCAAGGGATCTGATCTGTGGAACTATCTCGAACCTCAAGCTTGAGATGTTTCGCGAAATGTGGAACGGCGAAGAAATGGAATCCGTCCCACTTGCGCCGCGCTCATGGCTTGACCGAATCGACAAGTCCGTCCCCAACAACTTCATCCTCGCATGGACGATCGACGATCTCCTGTTCACCGGTTCGGCCTACTGGTACATCACGGCGAGAACGGGCGACGGCTATCCCGCTTCGTTCACGCGGCTTCCGTCGGCGATGATCTCTCTTCAGGACCAGCAGGGTCCGGTCAGATTCGGTCCATCGAATCAGATCCTTTTCAACGGTTTACCGATCGAAAGCTCCGAAGTGATCCAGTTCATCTCGCCGCTCGAAGGCTTGAACTACACCTCGAATCGTGCGATCGAGACCGCGATCAAGATCGAAGAAGCTCGCTATCGCAACGCCGCCAGCGCGATCCCGGCTGGAGTGCTTCAGCAAGTTCAAGGCTCAGAGCCCTTATCGGCCGACGAGCTCGGGAGCCTCGCCGCCGCGTTCAACTTGGCGCGTATGACGAATCAGACGGCCGCTCTGAATCCTTACATCACCTACACCGAGACGAGCGCCACGCCGGACAAGATGCTTCTTATCGACTCCGCCGACTACTCCGCGAAAGATCTCTCTCGAGCTACTTCGGTCCCGCCGTACCTCGTCGGCGTCTCCACCGGAAGCTACGCTTACACCAACGCCACCCAGTCACGCATCGACCTCTGGACGTTTGGATGCCTCCCGTATGCGAAATGTATCGAAGAGACACTCTCGTCCGACAATGTGCTTCCACACGGAACAAAAGTCTGCTTCGATGTCGATGACTTTCTTGGCGAAATGTACGACGGCGAACGCCCAGAAGATGACTCGATGGACATCGAAATCCCAGACGCCGCAACCCGCACCGCATAGGATCCGATCATGATCAAACTCGTCCCCCAGCCATTCGACCTCGACGCCGCGCAAGGCGAACAGCCGCGCCGCTCGATCTCCGGTGTCGCCGTCGTCTACGGCGTAGAAGCCACCGTCTCCGACGGAACCCGCGTCCGCTTCCTCGAAGGATCACTCCCACTTGAAGGCCCGAACCCGAAACTTTTCCTCTACCACGACTCGACCCAGCCCGTCGGCGTCGTCACCGAACGAACCCAAATAGACAACGCCGTCCTCTTTTCCGCTCGACTTTCCGAAACGTCGCTCGGATCGGAAGCTCTCGTCCTCGCATCCGACGGCGTACTCGACGCAGTAAGCGTCGGCGTGAACCCGACCAAGTTCCGCTGGTCGAAGGATGGAGTCATGGAGATCCAAGCCGCCGACTGGTACGAGCTGTCGATGGTCCCGCATGGCGCAGTCCCCGGAGCGGTCATCACCGACGTCGCGGCGAGCATCCACCAAGACGACGAACCCGTGAGTAATATCGAAGAAGAAGTCCAAGACAAGGAGCCAGAAATGTCCGAAGAGAACGTCACCCCAGAAGTCATTGAAGCGTCGCCGATCCAGCGTCTCTTCGCACAGCCGCGCCGCGAGTTCAAGCTCCCGTCGATCACCGAATACATGGCGAAGTTCATGAAGGGCGGAACCGAATGGTCCGACTTCAACGCACAGATCCGCGCCGCCGCACCGGACGTCGTCACCTCTGACCTTGACGGTGTGGTCCCTGAGATCTGGACTACCCCTGTCTATGACGGACTTCGCGGTCTTCGCCCCGTCGTCGATGCGATCGGCACGAAGGCCATGCCACAAGCCGGCAAGGTCTTCATCCGTCCAAAGGTCACGACGCACACCACGATCGGCGGACCACAGACCGAGAACAACACGATCACTTCGGGAACCTACGTCATCTCCGATGAGCAGGTGACGAAGGGAATCTACGGCGGTTACGTCGAGATCTCCGAAGCCTCACTCGACTGGAGTCAGCCGGAAGTGCTCGGGCTCCTCCTCGACGACATGGCAAAAATGTACGCGTTGAAGACCGACGACGTCGCCGCTGATGCGCTCGTCTCCGGAACCACGAACTCGACCTCGATCACCGATCCGACCGATCCAGCTGAGTGGGTCTCCGACATCTATGACGTCGCCGCCGCGATCCTCAACAGCTCGAACTACCTCCCGACCCATATCTTCCTCTCCCCCGATGTGTGGCAAAAGTTTGGGGCGCTCTCGGATTCGAGCGATCGACCGTTGTTTCCGCAGGTGGGGCCGATGAACGCGTTCGGCAACATGAGCCCCGGAACGACCAACTCGGTCGCGTTCGGTCTCCAAGTCGTCGTCGATAAGAACTTCGCCGCGAAGACTTGTATCGTCGGTAACCCGATGGGCTTCGAGATCTTCGAACAGCAGAAGGGCGCGATCTCGATCGACAACCCATCACAGCTTTCCCGAACGATCGCCTTCCGCGGTTACTTCGCGACGCTGATGATCGACGCCACCAAGTTCTACAAGATCACCCTCCCATAGTCGAAAGAAGGAACAATGGCGACGTACACAGTCGTCCAGAAGTACCTCGTCGATAACTTCGCCGTCCTCGTGCTCGCTACCCCCAGCGAGCTCGAGGTCGGTTCCTCGATCACGGTCGCTTCGGTGGACGCGACCTTCAACGGGAACTACAGCGTCCGAGATCTACCGACCCAGCTCTTCATCGGCACAGACCAGAACGGCGATCTTCTCTTCGACGAGAACATCATCCTTCCCTATCAGGTCCTCTACGCAAAGACCGCCGACAACGTCGAGCGCGTCGCCGCCACCGGGACCGTCACCTATTCGCCGACGTGTACGTGGATCACCGCGACCGACATCGAGGACTGGCTCGGCATCGGTACAGCCACAGCTGGCGACGCCGCCTTCCTCACGATATGCGCGTCAGCTTCGTCGCAGTTCTGCTGGAGACGACGTCAAGAGGCCGGCTATGTGGACTCACTCACGACCGTCCCATCGCAAGACGTCAAGCTCGGAACGATCATGTACGGAGGAGCTCTCTACCGTCAGCGCGGCTCCTTGGATTCTCTTGCGAGCTTCGGAGACATGGGCGTCGCCCCGGTCCAAGGCCTCTCGCCGTTGATCAAGCAACTCCTCGGGATCGACCGTCCGGCGGTCGCCTAAGTCATGCCAACCCCGGCGGTCTACACCGACTTCTTGAACGCGTCGCTCGACAACTTGACGACGAAGCTTGGCACGATCTCCGGACTCTCCGTAGTGAACGATGTCCGGAACGCTAACCCGCCATGCGTTCTCATCAACCCGCCGACGATCGACACGTTCGCTCGAGGAACCTTCCGCATGACGTACACGCTCCAAGTCCTCGGCCTCGGACCCGGCAACCTCGACGGCGAACGGAACCTGCTCTCGAACGTGGCAAAGATCCTCGACGCGGGGATCGGCGTCACCTCATGCCGACCGACCCAGATCGCTATCGGGGCCGGAACATTCATCGCCTACGAGCTGATAATCCCCTTGGAGAGTCAGTAGGCGTGGCACAATAGACCAAGAACAAGGAGCACACTATGGCGACATCCACCTATCTCTCGAACCCCAAGGTCCAGATCGGCTCGGCGATCGGAACGCTGACCGACATCACCGACCAAGTTTCCGCCGTGACGCTGACCGTCACCAAGGAAGCTCTCGAGGACACGGCCTTCGGATCGACTTCCCGCACCATGACGGCGGGCCTCTTCAGTAACGAGTTGAGTATGACGGTCTTCGCTTCATACGCATCCAGCGAGTCCTACAGCGTTCTCTCCGCGCTCGTCGGGACGAAGTGCGTGATCAAGGTGAATCCAGCAGACGCCGCCGACGGTGCGACGAACCCGGGCTTTATCCTGACCGACACCTACTTCGAATCGCTCCCGGTCGTGAACGCGAACCTCGGAGAGCTCTCGACCTACGACATCACCCTTCAGGGCGGAACCTACTCAGTCGATACGACCGCCTAGTCTCAACACGACTCGGCCCGACCAAGGAGCAACATGAGACAAGCGATCTACTTCAAACGCGGCGAAGACGCACCCGTCGAGACGTACTTCACGACGCTGTTCGTCATCACCGAATGGGAACGCCTTGAGAACCGACGCCTCGGAGACGGAAAAGGATTCGGAGCAACCGAACTCTCCGTCTGTCTCTGGATCATTCTGAAGCTCAAAGGTGAGGACGTCGGTGAAAGCTGGCGCGAATGGCTCCAAGCGAATGATCACTTTCAGATCGTCGCCGGCGTGGACATGACCGACCCAAACCCTACGGGCGGGGATCATTCAGACGAAAGCTAGCGGAAGTAGTCGCCGCTACCGGATGGTCCCCCACCTACTACGCGGACACCTTCGACACTCGAGACCTCATCACGCTCGCTAAAGTCCTAGAGGACGCCAACAAAAGGAGCAAGCGATGAACGTCGAAACGAACGTCTCCGTTGTCGGGCTCAAAGAGGCCCTGAAGGAACTCAACTCGTTCGACAAGGTTGCTCGCCGTCAAGTAACCAAAGACTTCAAGCGAATCACTCAGCCGGTCGTCGAGACCGCCAAAGGACGAATCCCATTCGGGCCACCGCTTTCCGGCATGGCGCGAAACTGGACGCCTAGCGGACGTCGAGCTCCCCTTCTTCCTTGGAACCCGAACGGCGACATCCGCCAAGTGATCAACACAAAAAAGGTCAAGGAATATCAAGGGACAAAAGTGAACCTCGCCGTCTTCTCCGTCAAGTGGGTCGATGCGGTCGCCACGATCTTCGACTTCGCATCTAACGGACGCCTCGGACAGTCCCTAACGTCCAAGTTCGGAACCCCATCGCGAGTAATGTGGAACGCTATGGACTCAGAAGAAGGACGCGTCGAAGCTGAGCTTCTCGACGTCATTCAGGGCGTCATGGAAGACGTCAATAAGCGTCTCGTCCGGGGAGATTAGTCGTGGCGGTAATCGTCCCCATCATCTCCGAGTTTGACTCAAAAGGATTCGACAAAGCGATCAAGGAGTTCCAGTCGCTTGAAGGCGTAGGAGCCAAGTCCGCGTTCGCCCTGAAAAAAGCCGCGCTTCCAGCCGCCGCCGCCGTCGGAGCCCTCGGAGTCGCCCTCTTTGACGCCACCAAGGGCGCGATCGAGGACGCCGCCGCGCAGGATCAGCTGGCCCTCGCTCTTGAGAACTCGACCGGAGCGTCTAAGGATCAGATCAAGCAGACCGAGGACTTCATCTCAAAGATGAGTCTGGCGTCCGGTATTGCCGACGATCAGCTTCGCCCAGCTATGGCGAACCTTGCTCGAGGAACAAAAGACGTTGCCGAAGCACAGGATCTCATGGGTCTCGCCCTCGACATCTCGGTCGGCTCCGGAAAGGATCTCGCGAGCGTCTCTGATGCGCTTGCGAAAGCTCAGGAAGGCAACTTCAAGGCCCTACGCACTCTCACCCCGGAGATGGGGAACCTCATCAAGGAAGGCGCGGATCTCAATACGATCATGGGCGTCCTCGGTGGCACGTTCGGCGGAGCCGCCGCAACCCAAGCCGCCACAGCTCAGGGACAGTTCCAACGCTTCGGGATCGCCGTCTCAGAAGCCAAAGAGTCGATCGGCGCGGCCCTCATCCCGGTCATCGAAAAGTTCCTCCCCTACCTCACACAACTCGGAGGCTGGCTCCAAGACAACACGACCCTCTTCCTCGTCATCGCCGGCGCGATCGGCGGACTCGCCGGAACCATTCTCGTCCTCAACGCCGCCATGAAAGCATGGTCCGCGATCCAGACCATCGTGAACGGCCTAACTCTCGTCTGGAACGTCCTACTGAACG